CATCTGCTGTAGCTTCAAATAGAGGATCATTCGTTCTTGAAAGAGAAACAGATCTTAACTACTATGCAGCTACTGGAATTATTCCTGTTGAGGCAGCAACTGCAACAGCCTCTGCTACCTTAACTGAAAACAATAAGGGTAGAGGAAACCGTGGACGTGCTCTTATGCTTTACTTCTGGCCAACAAAAAATGCAGAAACAGGAACTTATGCACCACCAAATGTTGGACCTGCCACTGGACTAAATGTATTTGGAAATGAATTCCATTTAAACGATCAAGGCGGATATGGAATTAATCCTGATACTTTCTATCCATTAACAACTTGGATTAAAAATGGTGCAAGCAAATTCTATGATTGGGACATGTGGCCTTTAGCAGTAATTAATCCACCTACTGCAGATCAATGGGTTGGAGAAACTCACCCACTTCTTAAAGATGGAGTTATTGATCCAGTATATGGTTACTACACGAATCCTGTTACTGGCAACCAAAGATACATTAACTTGATGGAAGACTTAAAAGATATTTCTCAGTTTGATATGATTTGTTTTAGAAATTATCCAGATCAATCTGGAGAACAAGATGTTTTTGGTCTTAACTCAAAAAGAATAACAGATGAATATTTTAATATTCTTGATAAGAATTTGTTTCAAGAATTTATTACATCATTAAGAGAAGCTGTAGATACTGGTATTAGCTTATTAATTACTAACCCACAACTTGCTGTAGACATGGGATTCATTGACACTTATCATGAAGTTTCTGATCTTGATCAAGCTGGAAACTCTGATATTTCAGATCCATATACTCCTGTAAAACTTAATGATCCACTAAATACTGGAACTCCTAAATTAAACATAAACTATGTAACTAGCCTAACAAATTCAAACAGAGAGAATAGATATCGAGATTTTTACAGAAATAACTATCATCAAGTTGTTAATACACTAGAAGACTTAACTGATGATCCTGCATATATATGGAAAGATCAAGTTTATTACGAGCCAGATGGAACTGAGTTTATTGAATTATCTAGATGGTGGAACCATATTGAATACAATCCAGGTTTGCAAATAGGAGACAAATTCTTAATTTCTTCAGGACTAATACCTCAAACTTATTTTGCAACACCAATAACTGCAGTTAAGGCTGGAAAAGTTATTACTAAGTTTGCTGATACCTACTTCCATGGAGCAGTTGAACGTGTAAACCCATTTAAAGATTATGCAACATCTATTGCTGTAGAACCAGGAACAGTTGTGGCTGGTAAACAAATTGGTGCAAAAGTCTTTATATCCTTTACAGATGTTGTTGGAACACAAAATATGAGATTTACTACACCTTTTAGTGCCACCCCACAAGAACAAGCAATGGTAGAGTTAAAAACAAATTATTGGATTGACTACGCCTTTAGCATAGGAGCAATTACAGCAACTCAAAGAGATTCTTATAAAGCAAGAACAGAAAATCTTGACAACAAGTATCCAAGTGGTGGAGCAGTTTACAATGCTGAAATATATTGGACTTTAAACGGAAGCAATATTATTGGATCATCTTCTTTTCTGGATAGTGATGATACACCTACGTCAGATGCAGTTGAACAAGGCAAGAAAACTTCTAAAACTAGAAGAGGACAAGCTAAAAAAGCTGTGAGTGGAGTCGGAGGTCTTCCTAAATTTAATGTTGCTTGGGGATGGATAAATCCATTAATAAATGTTGCTACTCCAACCATAAATACTCGTGGTTTGTGGTGGTTATCTGATAGACTTGAATACGGAACAGATCTTCCACAACGTCCAGAAGCATTCCAATCAGATGCATTTATGCCTATGCCTACAGTTGTAGGATTTAAACCATTAACTATAAATGCACAACCAGGTTTGGCAACTGCAGCTCTTAATGAAACTAACTTAAGATCTCCAGATGTCGTTATTTCTGCCTTACCACTAACTGCAACTGGAATATTTGTAGAACGAGGTAGAACAATTGCTGCAGATATGTCAGCAGCAAGTGCATTAATTCCATCAAACTTTAGAATAATTACAGGTAAAGCAGATGAAGTTGTTGTATACATATCACACTATGACCCAATACTATATATAAGAGAGGACGTAATCAAATGATTAGTCAATACTGGATAGACCAAATTCCTGCCAGGCCCCTATCTATTCAAGTTAAGGATGAAAATGGTGAAGACATAAACCTTTCTCTTTATACTACAATAGAGGCTGTTCTGTTAGGAAGTAATAATGAAGAAATTGATCTTGCGGGATCAGTCTTAGATACAACCGCAAAATCTGTAGGAAATATAATTTTTAGATGGCCTACAACAAGAAGTCTTTTTGAATACCCTGGCGACTATGTTTTACAAATTAAATTAACAGGAACTGGAAGACTAGATTTTACAACAACTCACACACTAAGAGTGCGTGAATTAGGGAGGACTAGATAATGTTTAGCACAGTAAATAGCGTAAAAGAATATACAGGCTATGATGTAAGCTTAGATTTAATTAAGAGAGCACAAGGAATTATTGAAATATACATAGGTGTTGATGAGATTGATATTCAAGACCCATCAGACCTTTTATTATTAGATAAAATAACTTCTTATCAAGCAACCTATATGGCTGAAAATGAAGATATTATATTTAAACAAGCAGCGTTAACAAGTCAAGGTCAAACAGATGCTGCTCTTAGTTTTGATACAAGAATGTCATCTCCTTTTATATCTCCATTAGCAGTAATGGCATGTAGAGGATTGTCATTTAACAGGTCAAAATCTTTTAGAACTGGAAAGATATTCCAGCTTCCTGCAAGATTAGATTGGAAAAGACTTTAGAATGTTATTTAATACTCTTAAAACATTTAATTACTTTGTAGATTATTATTCATATAGTTTGGTTACTAGTGCTGATGGTTTAGTTACCTCTAAACTTTATTCAGCAGTTCCACAAACTTATGCTGTTGGAATTAGCACTTCATTTATTGGAGACATAATAGTTTTATCAAATGAAAAAATGCAAATTGAGGGTTACTTAAAAAATTTAAGAGATAGAAATAACAAAGAAGTATATGTTGATGGAGTTTGGGAAATTAGACAAACTCAGCCACTTTTAAATGCTTTAGGAATTGCAGAAGGATATAAATATAAAGCAAAAATAATTGACGGTAACGATTAATGGGTCTTAGACGTAGCATCTTTAGACGTGCATTAAGGATGATGGACAATTCTAATGCCAGAAGCAGAAGAAACGCCACTATAAGTTACAGATATTCACGTACTGGTTTTGGTGATGGTGATTCTAGCAGACAAAAAAAATGGCATGAAGATATTTGGGAGCAGGGATATCTTGAAGTTATAGGAAATCAAGCACAAAAAGCTGGCAACTCTGGTCAAGAAACTTTATTGGGAGAAGAAGAATATTTCCCACAAGCAGCAAAATTTTTTTGTATGTCATCTCAACAAAATTATGATGCAGAAAGATTTGTTGCCTATGTAAAACAGGATTTAGGAGATACTTATTATTATGCAATAAATGAAATTATAGATGAATGCAGTGACGAATTGTATGAAGTGTGGGATATGGCTTATCAAAATGAAGATATTGGAGAAAAATTATTTGGCTTAAACAGTTCATTTTCTACCCCATCTAGACTTTACTCTAGTAATGCTGCCGCCTTAGCTGCTTATTCATCTCGTGCCACAGCTCGTGGATATGATTTAAGTGGTAGGGCTGGATCTAATGCTACAAATATGGCATTAAATAGAGCATCTATTGTAAAATTTAGGAATGCTAATCCACAAGGTACGGCTAGATCTTACGACACATCATTTTCTAAGCGCAGTGCAACAGAGAGTACAAAAATCTCTAGGACTACTGCAACTAACTTTTTGTCTAAAAATCCCAAAGGAACACCTAGAACATGAATGCTTCAGAAGTCTTAGCCCTTGTATCTACCATCCTTGTATTAATAGTGGGGCTGGAACTAAGAGTAAAAGCTCTAGTAAAGACCTATCTATCAGAACTTAAGCCCAATTCAGGAACATCGATCAAGGACCAAATAAGTAGACTTGAAAGCAGACAGACTGAGATTATAGATTTTATAAAAACTTATAAATAGTGTTGACATATAATATATAATATACTAGAATAGAGCTATTCCTACAGAAAGGGGATAGCGTGGACTACATGTTCTACATAAGAGAAATACGCTCTTCAGATCTAACAACAGCTCAAAAGATAACAGCCATAATGATAGCATCTCATTATGATTTTACCAAGGGTGAGCCAGCATTTCCAAGTAATAAATTATTGGCTAAAGAGACTGGGCTTGCCGTTTCTACCATAGTAAAAGCTAAGAAGGTCTTATCACAGAGAGCATACCTATGCTACCAGGTACGATGGGATAACTCCTGTATATATACCCCTATGCTTCCTGATATTAGAGGCTATGCTACCAAAGAGAAACTAAATACACATATAAATACACACATAAATACACATTTAAATACACAATTAAATGCACCTGCGGTGCAGGAATTTATTGAAGATATATCAACTGATAGTATCATTGATATTTCTCCAGTAGCATTTGTTACTGGGAACGGCACAGCACTAAAAGAACTAACCCCCGCCGAAACCGATGGCTTCCTCCCATGGTAAAAAGCGGAAACATTTATTATTGCAACTTCTGCGAAAAGCTAATCCGCTACGACCTAGAATGCCCAACTTGTTTTAATGAGGGCACCCTAACTGGATGGATGGTAACCAATGAGTAGAAAAGAATGCGGATGCGGTAATCTTAGAGAAGCAAACGGAATAAGTAAAAAAACTGGACAAACTTACTACAGATCTAAATGCAGTAGATGCAGAAAAACTGGACGGGCTATGAAAGGTGATACCTGTAACCTTTGTGGTTTCATCCCAGTAGATAGAATACAATTAGATATAGATCATATAGATGGCAACCCATCAAATAATGATCCTTTAAATGTACAAACATTATGTGCAAATTGCCATAGGTTAAAAACTAAATTAAACAATGATTGGGTAAAGTAATGAAAAAATGCAGTTTATGTCGCATGCAAAAACAATTTAATGAGTTCAATGTTCATAGAAATACAAAGGATGGCTTTCTTAACTACTGTAAGCCTTGTGCAAATGCCTACTACAAGGCCTACAATGCCTCTAGAAGCTCCGCAAAGCAGTCAGTGGTACTTCAATCTAAGGTATGCAGAAAATGCCACCTAGAAAAGCCTATAAGCCAATTTGGAGTTAAGAACAATCTTCCAGATAAACACAACATTTATTGCAAGCCATGTAATAAAGCTATGACTTATGCTTCTAAGGCAAGAAATGCCAAATAAATACGGGAGAGTAAGACCAGACAAAATGGCAAAGCATAAGCGTGAACATAGACCTTACGTAAGCACATATGATGAGACTGGCAAAGTTGGGCAAGAGAATATGGTTATTAGAGCATTTTGGAGGGATCACAAGATGTCTGATATTATCAAGCTAACAGCTAAAGAATTAGACAAGGCTATAGAATCTAGTCTTGAAGCATTTAGAGTAAAGCAATCAAAGAACAATCCTCAATGGTGGTATCCAGAGATAAGTAAGAAAACCTTTAGCCAGATAAGATACAAGAAAAAGGTTGACAAAGGAGAAGAATAATATTATACTTATAGGGTCATACTGTAGATGACAATCTATTCCCTATAGATATATAAGGCTCTAGCTTTTGCCAGCTAGAGCTTTATTCTTTTATTAGGTATAATTAGTGCATAGTGATAGGATGCATCAACTAGTGGATTTCAGGGATTTTGTGTCAGAAGACAAGCAGGCAGAGTATAAGCTATATCCTTACGCAAAGGATGTTCATTATAGGCCTGATGGTCTAGTTTCTATGACATTAGAGATATATGATGATAATCAGACTCATGAATTTAGTTTTGGCTTTATGTGCAGCGATCAATTGAAGAGGTTTTTAGATAGAACAGTGGGAGATGAGGCGGAATGACTCAAAAGCCCAATAGAATCCTAATAGATACCAATAAACACGGTATACGAAGAGAGACTAACCTAGATAATCTATATAAAGAATCCCAGAAGAAGAAGGCAAGAGCTAATAAGCCATATAGGAAGTATAAGAAGAAAGATAAAGATGAATAGATATATGAGTAATATACCCATATATTTTAATATATATATAAAGAGCGCCGCAGATGTGTGTCGTAATCTCAATATATGGACATATAAGCGTCTCAATATATGAGACAGAGGAGTATATAATGCCATATCCAACATATGATGAAGAAATGATTACTGAGTTTATTAGACATGCTCAGGAAATGGGCATAGGTCCAGCAATGAGGTATTTAGGATATCCTAAGTCCTACCATACAGCCAAGAAGTTCTTTACTGAGAGGAATATAGATACACCTACAGCTAATAGCCTATCAGTCATGGCTAAGAACCTAGACATATTCTATACAGATAAAGAGAAGATATTGGCGGCACAGGCAGTAATAGATAGATCAGTAGAAGCCTTATACCAAGATACCCTTACATCAGATGATATTAATAAGCTATCTAATTCCCTACATAAAGCCATACAGACTATTAATCTAATTGAAGGTAAATCTACTAATATATCAGAGAGTAGAACTAAAGATGGCTCAGATCTAGCAATCGTAGATATGCTTAATGAAGCCAAGATGAGAAATGAATCTATTAAACATTCTATGAACAATATAGACCACCTGAATGTACAATAAATATATTTTTGAAAGTTTTGCTACATTAGATAAATTTGTTAAGCATATATGAATAGTATATCAAAACTGTTTAATGACATAGATCCTAAGCTATTTACTATATCTGAGGGTAGACGAGAACTTACCAAATATGATCCTATGTTATTTGCTTTGCTATATTTGCCACATCATCTAAAAAATGGTGCTAACCAACTTACTCTTTCGGAGTTTCACTGGGATTTAGCGGAATATGGCAAGACATGGATTAATAAGCCCACCGTTCCTAAACAACATAGGGATGCCTTTATTGCACCTAGGGAGTGTGGAAAGTCTACTTGGATATTTTTAATATTACCTATGTGGGCTGCCGCTCATGGACATATTAAATTCGTAGCTGCCTTCTCAGATGCTGCCTCTCAGGCTGAGACTCACTTATTAACATTTAAGAATGAATTGGAGACAAATGAATATCTCAAAGCAGATTATCCAGAACTATGCACACCTAAAGTCGTCGGAAGCACTGGGCGTTCCCTTGCAGCGAATGCTTGGCGTATTATTCAAGCAAATGATTTTATATTCGACGCTAACGGTATTGATACTAACTCTTTGGGTAAAAAGGTCTTTGGTCAACGCCCTGACCTCATTATTCTTGATGATATTGAAAAGGGTGAAAAGAATTACTCTGAATACCAAGCAGGACAGCAAAGAAGAACAGTCTTTGACGATATAGCACCTATGAATATCTATGCTCGTATGATTATTGTGGGCACCACCACTATGCCTAACTCTATGATGGATGAGTTTAGAAAACATGCTGAAGGAAATACAGATCAGGCATTACAATGGATTACAGACCAGAATGTAGGTGTTCACTACTATCCAGCCATTATGACTGCAGAAGATGGCTTAGAACGCTCTGTATGGCCTGAGAAGTGGTCTATAGAGTGGCTTCAGTCACAAAGACACCTAAGAGACTTTGCAAAGAACTATATGAACAAGCCAGTAAACCTTGATGGTAATTTCTGGACATATGAGGATATAATTATACAAGAAGGTGAATATGGAAATACTATTATTTCTATTGACCCAGCAGTAACTAAGAACAAGATTTCTGACTATACAGGGATTGCTGTATTGAGCAGAGGCGAAGATGATAATATCTATGTTAGAGATGCTTTTCAGATAAAAGTATCTCCTTCGGAATTATCAGAACGCATAGCTACTTTGGTAGACATTTATGACCCTGGTGTCATCTATGTTGAAACCAACCAAGGTGGTGATCTATGGAAGGATGTCTTCAAAGATATTCCTGTAAAATATAGATCAATAAAACAATCAGTTTCAAAGCAGATCCGTGCAGGCAAAGCTTTAAACTTTTATCAGCAAGGAAAAGTAAGACATACTGCGCATTTCCCTGCGCTGGAAGAACAGATGTGGTCTTTCCCAAAGGTAAGCCATGACGACGTTCTTGATGCGGTAGTATCTGGAATCCTGTATTTCTTGGACAATAAAGCTCCAAGTGTATTGGCCAAACAATTAAATTACTTAAGGAGATAAAAATGACAGATATTAAAAAGGCTATAGATAAGATTATAGCCAACAGAGACAGATATCAGGTTGCTGAAGCCTACTATGAGGGAATTAACGACGAAGTATTTCAACATCAGCGCTGGTATAGATTATTTAGAAACGAAAAGAATAGATTTAACTCATTTACGCCATTTCGCTTTAACTTCAGCAAAACTGTAGTAGATGCAGTATTAAATCGCTTAGAAATTGAACAGGTAGAGACAACAAACCCACAATCTGATGAATTTATTAATACAATCTTTGATCAAACAGATTTAAAACTAGATATGAATGAAATTCATAAAAATGTACTAGTTTATGGCGATGCATACGCAATTATTTGGCCAGATATGCAAGGACAACTATCAATAGATTACAATTCACCACTAAATACTGTAGTGATTTATGATGAGGAAAACACTCGTATTAAATCATTTGCAGCTAAATTATGGCAGATTACAGATGAATTAGATCGTAAAGTAATACGTTTAAACATGTATTATGCTGATCGTATTGAAAAATATGAAGCATTAGGCGATTTAGACTTTATAAATGGAGTTCCAAACGTTTCTTTAATTGAAACAGTTGTAAACCCATGGGGAGAATGCCCAGTCTTCCACTTTAGAACATCTAAGCCATTCGGAAGACCAGAACATGCAGATGCATTTGGTCCACAAGATGCAATTAACAAATTAATCAGTACACATATGTATACTGTTGATTATCAGGGTGCACCACAACGCTATGCATTGTCAAACGGTGGAAGTTCAAATGAATTTACTGATTTCTCGCCAGATGACACAGCCAGAGAAAATATTGGATCATTACAAAACGGTCCAGGACAACTTTGGTATTTACAAGGCGTTCAAGCAGTTGGTCAATTCCCAGCAGCAGATCCAAAAACATTTACAGACCCAGTTAATGAGTTTGTATCAGATATGGCTGCAATTACTTCAACACCAGTACATTATTTCTCAAGCACACAATATTTGCCATCAGGTCAAGCATTGCGTGTAGCAGAAGCACCATTATTTAAAAAAGTATTAAATCGTCAACTAGCTCTTGGTTCAACATGGAGAGATTTGTTTAAGTTTATGCTTAAAATAGAGGGAATTACTGCAGAAGTAGAAATTGATTGGAAATCACCAGAATCAATTGATTCTCTTGATCAATGGGACATCGCAGTTCGTAAAAGATCTGTTGGTATACCTGTAAAACAAATTTTACTAGAACTTGGATATGATCCAGAGATGGCACAATTAATAGAAGATGCTTCTGGAGCACAGCAAGACGTTAGACTTCCAGGAACTGGTTTAAACACAAACAACATGGCTCTGCAACAGGCAGCAGCTGAAAACAACACACAAGGAGAATAAAAATGGAAGAACAGAACGAAGTAGAAGGTACATCTACAGAAATTCGTGATCCACAGGCCGTACTTTCAGCCTTGGAAAAGGCAAAAGCGGAAGCTAAAAAGACTCGTCTTGAAAAAGAAGAGTTAGAAGCAAAGTTAGTAGCATTAACAAACAAAACAAGTTTGGCCCAAGCTAGATTAATGGATGAGAAAATTCTCAAAAATCTATCTAGCTTAGGTATTCCAAATGGTGCTAAATTAATGAAATATATTAAGTTAGACCAATTGGAATTAACAGATGATTTTGAGGTTGCTGGTTTACAGGATCAAATTGATGCCTTAAAAACAGACTTCCCAGAATTATTTGATCCAAAGATAATTGTAGGTGGCAAAGCAGATTCAGGAATGTCTAAATCAATAGATGTTAATGTAACTGCAAGCGATTTACAAGCAAAGTCTGTATTAAGATAAAAAAATAAGGTATAATTGTCTTAGGCAATTCCAAATGGACATTTGGGCTTGCGATTAATATATTCGGACGATTATATGTTCAAAAACCCAAATTCAATAATTAAAAGGAGAATAACATGGCCGCAGGTCGTACAGATCTCACCGAAAATAATGGTTATATCCCAGAGGAAAAAGGATCCGTTGCTGTTCAAGCAACCCTTGTTAACTCTGTTGTAGAATCATTTGCTCGTCGTGAGAATATGGCTTCCCGCACTAAGGGCGTTCCACGCTTCGTATCAGATGCTCCAAGCATCGTTGCAGAAGGCGTAGAAATTCCAAATTCAGATACAACTCTGGATGAGGTAGTTCTTACTGCTAGGAAGTACGCACAAATTTTCAACATCTCTGAGGAAGATATCAATGATTCCCTAGTAGATACATTAAACACATACAAGAGAGAATGGGCCTCACAATGGGCTCGTAAGTTTGACAACGCATGTCTTGGTGTAACAGCAGCAGGAGACGGAGATGACGGACAACCGTTTACATCTCTATATCGTGCATTGGCAACAGATCCAAATGCACCTGTTTCACAAATCATTCAGACAGCTGGAGACGTAGAGTTTTCAGATATTTCTAATGCTTTAGGTTTTGCAGAGTCAAGCAAGTATTTTGATGCTGCTAACACAGTATTCATTGCTCACCCAAAGATGCTTGCACACATTCGTAACATGGAAACAGCAGGTGGAAACCTTGTTCTTCCAGATCCACTAGGCGCACGTCCAGGATCACTATTTGGATATCCATTAGTAATCTCATACGGTGCAGCAACATCAGCAGCTGCTGTAGCAGCTCCATCAGGTAACCCACTACTTATAGTTGGTAACCGCAATATGATGATCAACGGTGTTCGTGGTGGAATTGAATCTGCAATTTCTCGTGATGCAGACTTTTCAAAGGATGGTGTCTTGCTCAAGACTCGTGTTCGTCGTGGCTTCGCAGTTGCTGAGGCAGGCGCTTTCGCAATCGTTGAGAAGACAGCATAAGGGGGAATAGAATATGCCAAGTAAACTATACGGTAGCTTTCTAGTAAAAGCCCTTAACAAAGAAGTAGATTACGATACAGATACCATCAAGGTAGCTCTTCTAACTTCTTCTTACACACCAGATCAAGATGCACATGACTATTTCAACGATGTTTCAACATATGAAGTATCAGGTACTGGTTATACAGCAGGTGGAAACACCCTAGCATCAAAGACTGTAACTTATGATTCCTCTAATAACGTAATCGTACTAGATGCAGCAGATACTACTTGGGCATCATCAACAATCACTGCACGTTACGCAGTTGTTTATGATTCAACAGGTACTGCTTCAACATCAGCATTGATTGGTTATGTGGACTTCGGTTCAGATCAATCTTCAACCAATGGTAACTTTACAATTACATGGGATAGCACAGGTATTGTGCGTATTACTGTAGCTTAAGGTTACATATGGATATAAGAGTAGAAGCGGGACCACTAAGAGCAAATAGCTCTATAGTGGAGTCAAAACAAACTGTAGAGAACATTATTGATGTAATCATTAGTTCTCCAGTTGTTTCTCGCTTCTCTCTTATTCCAGTAATTTCAGTAGGTGGAACAAGCATTTCAAGTATTACCCCAGACTTTAATTTGTTAGGAGTTGGGGCTGCGGCATAACCGCAGCCTATTTTTATGCCTAAGTATTATGATAAAGTATCAGCACTAAGTCCAAAAATCTGGTTTAAATTTAACGAGGCTTCTGGTGGAACTCCTACCAGCGTTGGTGAATATAATACAATTACTTTAGGCAAGGTAGGATCTGGAACAACTTTAGGACAAGATTTATCTGGAGTAATAGATAGATCTTGTAGATTACAAACAGAAAAATATTGGCGAGCTTCTGCTGGTTTGCCAGGATTATTTAATGATAGAACATTTTCAATAGAACTTTGGCATAAACATTACCCATTAGCAACCAGCGGTAACTCTGACATTAATTTATTTCGTATTGGTACGGCTTCTCAATATCTTAATCTTCTGTATGATGAAGATGGAGCACCTGGAAATAATGATAGGAAATATCGCTTTTTATATGACGGCGGATCAGGTTATCAAGGGAATGGTGTAATATCAAATGCAGTAGTACAAGATGAATGGCACCACATAGTTGTAACATTTACTCCAGATATTGTTAAGATTTATGTTGATGGACAATTTAATAGCTCAATAGCTAATCCAGATATTCCAAGTGCATTAGGTGTAGATGATTATCGTTTTGAAATTGGTGGTGGCTCTAGATTTAATTTTTACATGGATGAACTTGCCCTTTATGGTCAAGAATTAACAGCACAGCAAATAGCTGATAATTATGATGCAGCTTTTAATATTTCAGTACCAGCCGCACCTTCAACAGCTTCTACATTATTTGTAAATCCATCTATATCAGCTGAAGCAATTATTGCTGCCTCACCATCAACTTCCTCTGCTTTATTTGCAGACACAGCAGTATCTAACTTTAATATTCAAGATTCATTAGAAAAATATATGTCAGATTCTTCACCAGAGCAATGGTACAAACTTGATTCAAAACCATTTATAAATTCTGGAACTGGCGGAACTGTAGCGTTTTCAGAAATTGGAACTGTTTTAAGAAAAGTAGGAGAAGGTCCAGATAGAGGTAGTTCAGTACAATTACCAAATTATTATGCAAATGGACGTTTTTATACAAATAGCAATGCAGCATTTTCAACAGAAATAAGCGATGGAAATTTTACTACAGGTATATGGTTTAAATTTCCTACAACTTTAACAAATACAACTAAAGATATTATGGACTTTACAGTCTTTGGAACAAGTAAAATACGTATATTTACTGAAGATAAAAAGATTAAATTTAATGTTGTTACTTCTGCAGCTACATATTCGCATGCAACAACTGCCGCTACATATAATGATAATGCATGGCACTTTGCCGCAATTAGATGGAATGGAACAACCTTATTATATTATTTAGATGGAGTTGAAGTATATACAACAACCACATCTGGAACTATCTCTTCAATAAACGATTTAACTTTTGGTGGCTCTGGAAGTAGTGGTGATAGCTATGATTATCAAATAGCACATCCATTTATTGGCACATATTCAGGTATAGATCATACAAGGCTTTCTGGAATATGGAATGCTGGAACAAGAACTCTTCAAGGTGGAGCAGGATTTGTAGAACCAAGAATTAGCAATAACAATGCTCATAATGATTATGTTGAAACATTAAATCCAGTACTTGATTTAAGATTTGATGGACAAGGTGCTCCAGTAAATTATTCAACTAGAACAGATTCTGGCGTTGCTCTTACAATGCAAGGCTCAAGTTTTACGACAGGTATTTCTACAAAAAATACCAGAGGCTACAATTTTACTAACTATAATACTTATACTGAAGGAATTTTTAACGCTAGCGGACTTTTTAGTGATAATACAAAAACAGTATCTATTTATGCCAAACTTGTTCAACCAAACACAGATCAAATTGTTTTTCTTGATGGTGCATTTGGATTTGGTCAAGGATTTTGGTTAAACTCAGCTAGCAACGGTATTCAGTTTATCTATGCTCCTACACAGTCATACGGTTCAGAGTGGAAAATAATTACAGCTAGCACCTCTTATTTTGGTGATTACCACTTATACACAATGGTTCGTGATGGATCAAATATGAAATTTTATGTGGACGGAAAACAGGTTGGAAGTACTCAAACAATTGGTTCATATACCCTGAGTGATTTTGGTACTATGTATATTGGTGGCGGAGAAACAATTTGGCTTGGTTATTCTGCAGGAACAACAAATAAAATTATTGATGAGCTACAAATATATGCTACTGCATTAACTGATGCTCAAATATTTGGTTTATACCAATCAATTGGTGTAGATGCTATGTCAGCCTCAAATTCAACATTCCAAACACCAGTTGGTACCGCTGGATTTGGACCAACAATTAATCCAGGAGTTATGTATGTTTCTGCATTATTAGCAGATCCTACACAGCAAGATACCGTAGCTCCTACAATTCTTCCAATAACTGCATTTGCAACTACAGTAACACCTAACTTTGCGGCAACAGCAACTGTAAACGTAGCAGCTGATCCATCTACTGCTTCAGCATTATTCCATATGCCACAATTCAATATTGGTGAAAACAATGCT